ATGCTGCACGATTTAGAATTTGGTGATACGCAAGTGATCGTCAACGTGGCAGTTCTGACAGAAGGCTTCGACGCTCCGCCTGTGTCCTGCATTATCCTAACTCGACCGTGTTCTCAAAAGGGAACAATGGTTCAGATGATTGGTCGCGGTCTACGCATTCTTGATCCTGAGTTATACCCAGATATCATAAAGACTGACTGCGTTGTTATGGATTTCGGTACGTCAATAATCACTCATGGTGGTTTGGATGAGACAGCCAACTTAGATGGCGCAGAGAAATCTGTGGGAGGCGAAGCTCCGACTAAGGTATGTCCTGATTGTGAAAGCGAAGTATCAGCAAATACTCGTATATGTCCATTTTGTGAATATGAGTTCGAGCGCAAAGTAAAAGACGCTTTAGAGAACTTTGAAATGACCGAATACGATTTGATGCAGCTTTCTCCCTTCATGTGGATTGATCCATATGGGAAAGGTACAGCAATGATGGCTATGGGCTTCAATGGCTTTACTCTGGTAGGCAAGATGGGAAAATACTGGATAGCCATTGTAAAGGCTCAAAACGGGCGTCCTAGAGTAGTTTCTATTGGAGAGAAGGTTCAAGCTATGGCGGCTGGGGATGACTTTCTAAGAGAAATAGAAGACAGTAACGCAGCTAATAAGACAAAGAGGTGGCTCAACGAACCCGTCTCTCCCAAGCAGAAAGAGCATTTGGCAAAGCATGATGTGCATATAAACATTATGGACTTCTCTTGGACTAAGTACAAAGCTGCATGTTGTTTGAATTATTATTGGAACAGAGATAATATTGATAGGTTGATTGAAGATAAAAGCATCCGCCGCAGATGGAACAAGCTAATGGGGACGAAAAAATGACTAGAGGCGAGATATTAGACCTAGCAAAGTCATATGTGGTTAAGGATCGTGCAGATACTCACGGTGATATGGAAAATAATTTCGAGACAATAGCTGCGTATTGGGGTTATCATTTAGATATGCACCTTGAGGCTACCGATGTAGCAGTCATGATGAACCTTTTGAAGTGTGCTCGTATTAAGTCAAACGTCAAGCACCCTGATAATTGGGTAGACGCGGCTGGCTACATGGCTTGCGGTGGTGAAATAGCAGCAAAGATAAAATAATGCCAAGATTTGAAATGCACCTTATGATCGCTGAAAAGTCAGACGATAGATTTGAGACAGTCCAATACGATATTGTGTGCTTTGTAAAAGACCCTACGGATATGGTTGAGATAGAATCGTCAGCAAACGAAATTATTACTGATCATCTGCAAGATGCAGAGAACGTGGTTCTATTCGGAACAGCAGTTGTAGAGATTAGGGGGCAAGAAGTTTTTAATATTGCATTTCAAAATAAAGACGCAAATCAAGAAGAAGTTAACCGCATAATAGATTTGTGCATATTGGGAGAGGAAACTATACATTGAGCGAATTTGATACAGCCCCTAAACCTATGAAGGAATTAGCCTTTATATTGGGTAAGTTTGGTTGGAACACAAGATTTTCTGACCTTACTGAGCAACAAGTACAAACTCTAGTATTTGGAATACAAGAATCAAAACGTCTAGCAGCGGAGATTGACATTGGAAAACTCGAAGACACTTACTTTAAGTCAACAGGCTCTTGGCCCTCTACTTCAATCCCGTTCTAGGCATGATCCTGTAGCGGATCACATTAGGGAAGCAGTAGATAATGCAATAGTAGCAGGCGAGTCAAAGCGAGAGCGCAGAGCTTATATCGGAGCTTCTAGCATTGGCGATGAGTGTCAGCGTAAAATACAGTATAGATACTTAAATTACCCGATAGACCCCAATAAGGCTTTTACGGCTCGCACGTTGCGCATCTTCCAGTTCGGGCATGAGATTGAGGACTACGCCTCAAAGTGGCTGAGAGACGCTGGATTTGACCTCAGAACAGAACACAAAGACGGTAAGCAGTTCGGTTTCTCTATTGCTGATGGCGAGATTAAAGGACACATCGACGGTGTTGTTTGTGGTGGCCCTGTAGCTATGGATTATCCTAGCTTGTGGGAATGCAAATCAGCAAACGATAACAAGTTTAAGGCTTTTGTTCGACATGGTGTTGCCAAAGCAAATCCTGTTTACGCAACTCAAATCGCTTTGTATCAGACTTATATGGACCTTCATCAAAACCCAGCTTTATTCACTGTGGTAAATAAAAACACTTCCGAGGTTTATTACGAGCTTGTGCCGTATGACCATAATCTTGCTCAACGCGCAAGCGATAGAGCAGTAAACATATTGACGTCAGCTAAGGCTGGTGACATTCTACCGCGTATTGCTCAAAGCAAAGATTTCTTTTTATGCAAGTTTTGTGAATTTAGAGAAACTTGCTGGAAGAATTAAAAAAAAATGTGAGGTGCGCTTGGAAGGTAGCACCCCACATTAATTGGGCAGAGTAGGGTAATAAGGGGTAAAGTAGTGAATATTTTAAGTTTTGGCAAGACGACAAAGGAAGTCGCAGAGCGTATTTCAAGAGAAGTGCCTAGAGTGGTACAGTTGCAAATACTGTTAGATACATATCCTCAAGGTATACAAAGAGGTAAGGAATTCTTTATAGGTTCACTCCGTGGTGAGGCTGGAAAATCAATGAGAATTAACATTGATCAGAGTAGCCCTTGGTTTCTTACAGGAAAAGATTTTGAATCTGGTGATGGTATTGGAGGCATATCTAAGGTCTTAAAGGAGGGACGAGGTTACTCTATGCAAGAGTGCGTTCAAATGTTCTCTCAATATATGAACCAAGACTACGTTGCGCCTCCTGAAAACATTGTTAAGCCGAACAACCCACAAAGCTTTGTCGTAGCAACAGCACCTCAAAAGATTGTAGATACGCCGAAACCCGAACAAAAGGCATCAATTAGCTCTAGCACACCATTTGAAGACGAATATGTCTATACAGATGAGCATGGTGTGGTGATCGTATCCGTCAGAAAATACTATGACCGGGACGAAACCGGAGGAATTGTTCGGGATAGCTCCGGGAAGCCTAAAAAACAATTCCGTCAATTTATGAATGGTCGTCAAGGCGTGCCAGAACCTAGACCCCTCTACAATATCCCGAACATTTTAGACGCCAACAAAATTATATGGGTCGAAGGTGAGAAATGCGCTGATGCTCTTAACTCCCTTGGCTATGCCGCAACCTGTACTATTGGCGGTGCTGGAATGTTGTCAGAAAACACAGCTTACAAGTTTGACTTCTCGCATCTGCGTAACAAGGACGTTATCTTGTGGCCTGACAATGACGAGGCTGGCAAGAAGCTGGCTCGTATCGTTGAGGCTCAAGCAAAACTGGCTGGTGCTAAATCTACGCTGATGCTTAAAATCCCTGCTTCTAAAGAAGAAAAGTGGGACGCGGCTGATGCGATAGAAGAACAATTTAACATTGATAAGATGCTTAAAACCAGCGAGAGCAAGGTAAAGAAACCTATCAGCCTGATAGACAGTAGCCTGCTGATTAACGAATACTTTGTTGGTTCCGCTCCTACTCAGAGCTTTCTTATTGGCGATACAATACCTCTTGGCGTTCCAGTGGTTTTCGCGGCTGCTGGTGACAGTGGTAAAGGTATGATGACGCTTGATCTCGCTATGAAGGTTGCCTCTGGCGCAGATATGCAGAGCTCATTCGGTGGGCTTGTTGCGGATCACGGTGACGTAATATTAATTACTGCGGAGGATGACAAGGACGAGATGCACAGGCGTATCTCTAGGCTTGACCCTAAGAGATACCGAGAGCATTACCAGCACAAACTTCGGGTTCTTCCACTGCCAAACCTTGGCGGTGTGTTTCCAATCATGCAGAAATTCGACAACTCCTACCTGATGGGCGAAGAGTTTTCTCGCATCTATGACCAGATGTTAGAGATGGAAGCCCTGAAGCTGATCATCATTGACCCTATGGCATCGTTCGTTCACGCGGATGTTAACTCTGATCCAGCAGCGGGTGCGGCGTTTATGAGCTTACTTGCACAGATGGCAACCGAAACTGGCGCGACTGTCATGGTAAATCATCACATGGCAAAGATTAGGGACAGTGAACCTGTCACAACTCCAGAACAGGCGCGTAATCTTATTCGTGGTACGTCTGCAATTGTTGATGGCGTGCGTTGTGCGTTTGCCGTCTGGTCTGTTGACGAAAGCACAGGTCGTCAGCGTTGTCGTGATCTGCAACTGGATTATGCTCGCAATGCCGTGTTCGATGGTGCTGTTGTGAAATCAAACGGACCAGCTAATCGTGAGATAAGACATTTTATTCGTAACCCGAACACAGGATTACTGGAAGATCGCTCTATGGATATTCGTTCTTTGGCTATGTCTTCAACGGTTCGTGATCGAATAAACCACATTGTTGATTTCGTTCGCATGAGGGAAAACGATGGTCGCGCCGTTACTAAAGGTGGCAATGATGATGGTGTTTTCAACGCTGTTCTCGAATCAGAACCAATTGAGCCATGCGTTATTGCGCTCAAAAACAGCGGGTCTAGTGGAACAATCAAGGCGGCAGTCACCAAGGCAATGGAATTGGGACTTATCCGAAAGTACACTCTAACTGTTGGCGGTCAAGATAAATGGCTGGGAACTATGGATGGGCCACTTTCTCGCGGTGAATACGAACGCCAAACAGGTCGAGATAATCTTTGACAACTGTGGGATGTTGTGGTATTAATCCCATTGTACTTATAGGAGAGATAAGATGATTCATGTATTTGAAGAAGAGAAACCGACTCTATTAGAGGCTCAAGGTCTTGTGGGTGGTAATGTTGAGATGGTTAGGTCACCAAGTGATCCTGACATCCAAATCATTGTTAATGAAGAAGGACTTCTAATCGGACTTCCGTTTAACGAAGAGGCATCTAAAATGTGCGACACAGGTATTGTTGGTGACGTTGTTATTCTAAAAGGCAACGCTAAGTGGGATTGATGGAAAGAGAGATCACAGGTGAATAGAGTATTAATACACAAAAGACCTAACAGAATTAGAAGAATACAAGCATCTAATATTATAGAATATTCTGAAAAATATTTAGAAGCTTGGTTAGAGCAAAATGCAAAAGATGTTTACGATAATCCGAAGTTAGCTCCTAATTTTAAATCAATATCAGCTATTAGAAGAGCGCAAAAAGAAAGGTTAAAACTAGAAGTTAAAATGACAGATAAGGCAAAGGTCGTTAACCGCCTTATAAATAAAAAAATGAATGATACCGAAATATCTGAAATTATAGGCATAACTATTAAAGGTTTGTCTGACATGAAATTAAGATACGATCTTCCAAGAATAGAAGAACAATAAAAATATCAAGTAATGAGTCCAGCCGATGAATGTGGCGCATTCGATAGCACGCTTAACCAACCGTAAAACAACCCGTTAAGTGAAGGCTGGACTCTACAGCAATTTACCATAAAATGTTCGGGTTTCAAGCAGTTAATGCTAAGAAAGACCTACACTCGACCTTAGCGCGCAGATCCCGGAGGATTTCCGCGAAGGGACATATTGTAATTCTGCATTGGTTCCGATATGGGTTGCGGTCCTGACACTTGTCCAGCCGACTGCAAGATTGAGTTACCAAACCCCATTAACCCCGGAAAACCGTAGGAGTTAGGAAGCTGCCCTGATGTCATTCCTATGGGTTGCCCAAGCATTGGCTGGTACACTGAGTTAGCCATATTATTTCTAAACGTTTGTTGTTCTTTTTGAGAAACTTCCTGCAAGAACAGGTCGCGTTTTTGTGGAAAATCGGGCTTGCCATACTGCTGTTCTAAATACTGCCCGTATTGTTGCAGAGGCTGGTTATAATTTGGCAAAGCAGCCATAATACCATTAGGTTGGGCCATTGGCCCTCTATAAGCATCGTCTAGTTTAGGAAAACTATTAAACATTTCCATACCATTAGGCTGGTACCCCCCAATGCCAATGTTAGGCCCTTTTGGGGGCATTGAAGAAAAATCTTGCTGTTGCATTGTGATCCGCGAAAAATCTTGGTCCTGTTGCATAAAAAAATCCTAAAATTTAATCTGTTCGGGTTATATCACCTTTCTGCTTTTCTATCAATAGACCTGTCTCCCATGTAAGCATCGACAACCATCATCATGAAAAACGGCAGATCATTCGGGTGCAAACCTAAGCCGAATAAAAGTTCGACTACCAAGTTACGCATCTCAGGCATAGAAATAGTTTCGGGCATCTTTTGCAAGACACCCGATATAATTTCCTCTATTTTTTCTGGGCCTAAATCACTTTTGATCAACTTCTCTTCTCCATTCCAGATTTATCCATCCAATTTAAAAGAACTTGGTAACTCTTCAAGCCAAGCAAACTAGAGGCTTCTTTAAGGTTCTTGCTCTTGCTAATTGCCCTTCCAATGTAATCACGCTTAACTTCATTGATCGCAAAATGCACATCGTAGTGTTCCTCAAACTGGTCAAGAGGCAAGAAGCCCTTGAACTCATCCCTCAAGTCCAAAAGGTCAGACTGCGTTGTAACGCCATCCAAACGATCTAAAAGGTATCTAAACGTTGGACGCTCACTCATCTTCTTCTCCTCCTTCTACTATGCCAGAGCCATTGCACATATCGCAATCATCATAGCGAAAGTAATCGGGCGCTAAAGTAGCCTCTAACCGACCATCTCCATCGCAGTTGGGACAAGGAATGTTGCTCGCCGCCTCTTGCACCTCAACTACATAATTTCCAATTTTACTCATTGATAACTCTCCATTTTTTTCTAGGACTAATAGATAACATTTATTACCTATTGGGGTAAAGCGCTAAGTAAGAAATATTATATTGGGAGAAACCGGATTGTAATCGGTATTTAAATCCGGTCTCAGAACAAAAAAAACCCCCGCCTTTGCAGTGCGAAACCTAGCCAAGCGGGGGAGTGGGGAGGGCTATGGAACCAACCCTAACCTAAATTCTAACTCCTAAACAACACACGATCAATCCATTTATTGTATATGTCCATGAATTTCTGTTCGGGTTTTAGGCTCAATGCCTTATTATCCTTAAAGGTCTTGTTCTTCAAAATCGCAGCGCGATTGTTAATTGAGGACTCCGTGCGCTGCATAACACCAGCGATAGCGCGAATGGAAACCTTCTGATTGCGCAACTCAATCAACGTCATGTCGTCGTATTCGCTCCAAGACTTATAACTTTTTTTCTTAACCATTTTATATACTCCTAAAACCAGCCAGCGCAAACGCCAACAATCCAAAAAACCACAAGCGCAAAACTAACGCCGTGAATAAACCAATCTTGCCAATCTCCCCAATCCATTATGCGGCATCCTCCATTTCACCAAGTGCGCGAGTTAATGCACGCCTGATACGCTTTGATCTGTCGGGAAGAATGAGAGCATCTAAGCCCTCAATCAACCAGTTTAACTCCTGTTCCGTCATGGAAACCGTAGTTGTTCGGATTAAAACCGTCCCGCTGTCGGGGCTCGTTTGCTGCAAGAACCTCATGCCATCGCTCCTTCGATGCTTTTCTTTACAGCTTCCACCTGTTCGGGCGTCAACATCATTGCAAACTCTTCGGCAAGCTTTGTTGCCATATCGGACTTCTCCTGAGTGGGCGCACTAATAGCAAGCTCACAAGCCATGTGAAAAGCGTCAATCGGGTTTGTTAATTCGGTGTTCATGCCGCTAACTCCTCTGCATCTTGCAGTGCCAATCGTAGCCAGTAATCATCAAGGCCAAAGTCCTTGTAGCCATCTTCGATCATCTTGTAATAACCACCATTAGGCTCTTTTGTTCGGCTTTTGTATACCATCTCGTAAGTAATCCAACCGCTGTTCATCTTGCGCCTACCGTAAAAAGTCGGGTAGCCCTCTAAATTGTCGAGTGCGCGTAAGCAATCGGGCGTAATATCCCAAAGCACGACAGGGCAAATAGCTTCCTTGTCGGGCATAATGTCTCCAACGCCGCGAAATACAAGCCGCGTGTCGGGCAGGTAAAACCCACCAAGGGGCTTTGCCTTCGGGCAACGCACAGACATCGCGTCCCTGTTTGTGTTCATTCCGTAAGCCATATATAGCATTAGAACTGCTCCTTTTTGTCTTTTAATTTATTGATCAGATCAGAAAGCTTATCGTCAAAAACGCGCTCTCTATTGCATCCAAACTCGCTAACATCCTCATTGACCCAAATAGCCACTGTGGCTAAAACGCAGTCAGTAAGCATATCTACGTTAGGTGGTAAAACCCCTTGTTTCATGACGGTTCCTCCGTAACGTCAAAGCTCACAAAATAATCATTGGGAAACTGTTGGTCTTCGTCCCAAATGCAATCTTCGGTAGCAATGCGCTTGGCATCTTCGGCGTTTGTGGCACCTTCAATGTAAAAGATGTTTGTTTGAACAACCTTAACTTTGTACATTACGCGGCCTCCGCTTTAATGTCGTCCGCGATTAAGTCAATCGCTTCACCAATCAACTCGTTCGTAAAGAAATAAAGCAAGTCTAACTCAGACGGGTTAGGTAATCCCCTGAAGTGCTCAACAATAACCTTTTGAGCGTAGACATAAGAACAATTCGCATCGTGCGCAGTGTACTTTACAAATTGGCTGACAACCCAAGGGGTGATTGCGTTCTCAAATGCAATGCCAAGACCGTTCTTCTTGAGCTCATCGCGCAAGTAAGAAGTGTTCTTATCTCGCATATCTAAATCGTAGCCGCCATCTAACCAGCAGCGAAATAAACGCCGTGTTGCGTGGTTGCTATCCATAAGGTCACCCTGAAGATCGCGTAAAATGTCTGTTTTGATAGTCATGATATATACTCCGTTTATACTAGATGTCCCAAGTAGTACCATACCATATAGGCAAGTCAAGAGAAAAAGATAAGAAAATTTATGTATTGATTTTGAACGATATTCTACGTCAACTTATTTCACGTCAAAACTTGACGTAGTTGATGTTGACGTAAAATTGTTCGTGTTATCAACAACTTAGATAGTTTACGTCAATCGCGTCAAGACTGCATTTTAACGTAGATTATTGTTTAAAATCAATAGGTTAATTTACGTCAACTACGTCACCCCCTATACAGGGGGGGGTATAACCCGTCCCCCCCTGATGTTGTTATTGATCAGATCAGATCAAATGAGTGTGGGAAATATTGGTTCGTTATGGGCTTGCTTTGGTCGGTGTGGAAAGGTATCCTAGCCGTAGCAAAAGTGAGGTCAAACAAATGCCAAAGGTCGGGGTGGAAAATCCAGAGCATGGAAAGCGCAGGCTTAGTCCCCAGCAGCAGAAGTTTCTGGATAACTACATTCATAAGGATTTAACCCAGACAGCTTCGGCAAGGTCAGCAGGTTACAAGAACCCGAACGTATCCGCAGTACAGCTACTCAATAACCCCGTGATCAAAGAACGCATGGAAGAAATGAGAACCGAGCTAGAAAGCAAGTACGGGGTCACAATAACTAAAAGTGTTCGGGATATGCAACGACTCAGAGATGAAGCATGGGAAGCAGGGAATTTTGGTGCAGCCATCAAAGCAGAAGAGCTACGCCTGAAAGTTACCGGCCTCATGGTAGCACGCAGCCACGTTACGCATGAAAACGTCGAGAACCTAACCCGTGATCAGATCGTTGAACAGCTACAAGATTTCATGATGCGTGCTAAAGATCGCATGATTGACGTCACACCAGCAGAAAACCCCATAAATGACGATATTGAACTTATAGCAGACTGTAGCGAGAACGTGGCCGAATAGCGTGTGCGCTTAGAGAGGGTCGGGCCACGAGGTCCCGCAGGAACCCTGACAGCCACGCCAGAT